CCGTCGGTCTCTCCCTCCCCGGTGGCCAGAGCCGAGCCGAGGGAGTGACTGTGCGTAGTCAGAGGGGGAGAAGAATATGGTGACCAAGCTCAACGGTCGGCCTTGTGTCACGCCCGGTTGCATCCGCAGGGCGTCGAGCCATGACGGGCGATGCCAGGTCTGCCGCTGCCCGCGGGTATTCGACGGCTACCTCGCCGGACTGGACGCCGGGGAACACTCTCGACCAACCCCAGCCGAGATTGACGCGTGGGCCCAGAGGCTGACCGGCCGCGCGCCGCGACAGGTGTCACCACCCCGTAAGCCGAGTACCACCTACCGGGCGGTGCATTTCAGGGTGCAGCGTGAGCGTGGTCCGGCTACCGCGCAGGCCTGCGCCCACTGTGATGCGCGGGCGGACCATTGGGCGTATGACCGCACTGACCCGGACCCGTTGACCGCCGTCACGCGTAGCGGAGGCAGGGTTGAGTACAGCGCTGATGCGAGCAGGTATCTGCCGTTGTGCCGGTCTTGTCATGTCAGGTTCGACATGCCGCGGCGGGTTTCCCGGGTCTTCCCTGTGTTTACTCGGAGGCCCCGGGAGGCGCGGACGGTGTCGCGCGCGCCTTCTTCGTATCCGAGCCTTGGGGAGGTTGGGGATGCTTCTCCGGGGGATGGGGAGGGCAAGTGCACGAGGTGTGCGAGGGTGCTGCCGTTGGGGTCGTTCGCTCGGGATAAGAGCAAGCGCCGTGGCGTGAAGTCGATCTGTAAGGAGTGTGATCGGGCGAAGGCCAGCGCCTACTACATGGCGAACCTGGAGGCACGACAGGCGTATTACCGTGAGTCGGCGCGCCTGCGTCATCGACGGCATCGGGAGCGTGCTGTGGCCGTCTATGGCGGTTGTTGCGGGTCGTGTGGCGCGGACCATGGGCTGCTGGAGTTTGATCACGTGGACGGTGGGGGTGAGGCTCATCGCGCTGTGGAGTCGATGAGGGGCTACGTAGCCAGGATCAGCTTGACGGGGGCGCCCCTGATGGACGTGCGGCTGCAGCTGCTGTGCGTGCCGTGTCATCGCGAGAAGAGCAACGCTGAGGCGTGGCGGTACGCGGACGTGGCACGGTGAGCGCGCGTAGCGCGTCGATCAAACGAGCGGTCGACGCCGCGGTGAGGGCGTCCGAGCTGACGGCGCGGGAGGAGGCGACGGCGGCCCTGGCGAAGCGTCTTGCGGCGGAGCTGGATGCGGCACGCGATCCTGAGCTGGTGGTGAAGCTGGCTGCACGGCTGTTACCGACGTTGGAGGCTCTGGGGATGACCCGGGCGGCTGCGGCCGGCGCGGCGAGGGGAGGTACTTCCGATGGTGCTGGCTCTGCCCTCGACGAGCTCAAGGAGCGGCGTGCTGCCCTTAGGCAGCGCGACGCCGCGGTTGTGGACGCCGCCCCTGCGGGATCTTGACGAGCCGGGTGCGTCGGTCGGTCCGCTGCAGGCTGACTTCGCCCGGGACATGCTGCGGACGCCGTTCGATGCGTGGCAGGAGTGGCTGACCCTGCACGCTGGTGAGTTGCTGGAGGATGGGCGGCCCAGGTTCTGGCTGGTGCTGGTGCTGGTGGCGCGCCAGAACGGCAAGACGTTCGTGCCGTCGACGCTGGCGCCGTACTGGTCGCTGGTCGATGAGGTGCCGATGATCCTGGGCACCAGCACCCAGCTGGTCTACGCCAAGGAGTCCTGGCTGAAGGCGGTTCGGACGATGGAGCTGGCCGCCAAGGCGCCGGGTGACCCGCTGTACGGGGTGATCCCGTCGAGGCGTCGAGAGTGGGTGCGTCAGGCCAATGGTGAGGCCGGCTGGTTCCTCGGTGATCCGTCGGCCCCGTGGCAGTACCGGATCGGGGCGGTGAACGAGGAGGGTGGTCGGTCCCTGACGATCGACCGGCTGGTGTTGGACGAGCTGCGGCAGCATCACGACCGGACGGCGTGGAGCGCGTCGGTGCCGGCGACCGAGGCTGTCCCCGATTCGCAGGTGTGGGCGCTGTCCAATGCCGGGTCGGACAAGTCGGTGGTCCTGAATGCCGAGCGTGCCGCCGCCCTGGCGACGATTGAGACTGGCGAGGGTGACCGGCGGGTCGGGATCTTCGAATGGTCGGCACCTGAGGACGCGGACCCGACCGACCCCGAGGCGCTGGCCATGGCCAACCCCCAGTTCGGCCGGCGGATGGACGCCGAGCGAATGTTGGGGAAGGCGCGGACGGCGGTCGCCGATGGCGGGGACACTCTGACCGGTTTCAGGACGGAGAGCATGTGCATCCGGGTGAAGGTCCTCGACCCTGCGATCGATCCGGGGAGCTGGGCGCGGTGTCTGGATCCGGGGTCGCTGGCGGATCTGCGGTCGAGGCTGGCCGTGTGTGTGGATGTGGCGCCGGATGGTGGGCACGTCACGGCCTATGCGGCTGCGGTGTTGGCGGATGGCAGGGTGCGGGTGGATCCGGTGCAGGCGTGGGATGGGGTGGGGTGTGTGGATGCTGCGGAGCGGGCGTTGCCGGACGTGCTGGCGCGGGTGAAGCCTCGAGTGCTGGGCTGGTTCCCCGGCGGCCCGGGAGCGGCGTTGGCGGCCCGGCTGAAGGACCGAGGTAACCGGGGGTGGCCTCCGTTCGGGGTGCGGGTGGAGGAGATCCGGACGGAGACGGCTGCGGTGTGCATGGGGTTCGCTGAGTTGGTGACGGCTGGGCAGGTGGCGCACTCGGGTGATCCGTTGTTGACGGCGCACGTGGCGGTGGCGGAGCGGCTGCGGTCGGGCGATACGTGGCGGTTCTCGCGACGGGGGGAGGGGCATGTGGATGCGGTGTATGCGGCGTCTGGTGCTGTGCATCTGGCGCGGACGATGCCGGCGCCGGCGGGTCGGACTCGGATGGTGCGCGCGGCTCCCCGGTTGTAGGAATCCCACAACGGACGCCGTGCCCTGTTGTGGGATTCCTACAACTCGTGGCCTACGCTGTGGCCTGTGGGTTTGCTGGCACGTCTGCGGTTCGTGCTGGGCGCTGCCCGTGTCGAGTCGTTCACTGCGCCGATCACCCCTGTTGATCAGCTGATCGTCGCGCGGGGCCGTGCCGGGTGGTCGCCGACGATCTCTCGTGAGACTGCACTGCAGGTCCCTGCGATCTTGCGTGGGCGGAACCTGATCTGCGCGATCGCGACGCTGCCGCTGGTGCAGTACGGGCCGGACCGGGTGCCGGCCCGGAATACGTTGCTTGATCAGATTGATCCGCAGGTCCCGAATGTCGTCACGATGGCGCAGACTGTCGAGGATCTTCTGTTTGATGGTCTTGCTTGGTGGCGGGTCCTGGGTCGCGGATGGAGCGACTTCCCGAGCTCGGCGCAGCACGTTTCGGTGGAGCGGGTGCATCTGAACCCCCCGCCGGGCGCCCAGTCTTTGAACCTGCTGCCGTCCGGGGCTGACCCGTCTGCGGCGGTGTGGATCGACACTGAGGTCGTTGACGGCCGGGACATGCTGCGGTTCGACTCTCCGAATCCGCCGCTACTGGTCGCCGCGCGCCGGGCGATCCGCCGGGCCGTCATGTTGGAGATGGCCGCCGAGCGGTACGCGAAGTCACCGAAGGCCCTGGGCTATTTCACGCCCGCGGCGGGCGCTGTCGACCAGGGGGACGACGATGCGATCGCCGAGTTGCTGGCGGATTGGCGGGACTGCAGAAACGAAGACGCCGAGGGGTACGTGCCCGAGTGGCTGGAGTATCACCAGCTGGTAAACCCGTCGCCGGCTGATTTGCAGCTGGTGCAGTTGCAGGCCCGCGCCGCGCTGGACATTGCGAACGCCATTGGGCTGGACCCTGAGGACCTTGGAGTTAGCACGACTTCCCGTACGTATCAGAATGCGACGGATAGGCGTCAGGACAGGATTAACGACGTGTTGGCGCCGTACATGCGGGCGGTCACGGACCGTCTCGGGATGAACGACGTGACGCGCCGCGGGTACACGACCGGATTCTCTCTCAAGGATTACCTGAAGGCGGATCCGGTGACCCGTGCGACCGTGGCGACTGCATTGTCTGGATTGGGTGCGTTAACCGTGGATGAGATCCGTGAGGATGACGGCCGGCCCGTGCTGACTGCCGCGCAGAAGCGTGAGCTTGCCCCGAAGCCAGCACCGGCACCGGCTGCCGCACCGACCGAACAGTCGACTGAGCAGGGAGTCCCCGTGCAGAACACCACCCACACCGGCGTCGTCCGATTCTCGACCGAGCCAGGAAAGGCGAGTGGTGAGTGGTTCGCGTTCGACGACGCGACTTCGTTCGCGGTCGACGCGGGTAGGCGGACGATCACCGGGGAGGTCATTCCCTTCGGGAAGGTCGGCCGGAACTGGTCTGGTCGGTGGACTTTCGAACCCGGTTCGATCACCTGGAATAAGTCGGCTGTGTCGCGGGTGAAGTTGAACGACAACCACTACGGGTCGCCATTCGGTGCTGCCACCAAGCTTTCCGATACCGATACCGCGGTGGTTGGGACATTCAAGGTCGGCCGTGGTGGTGTCGGCGATGAAATGCTCATGTCGGCTGAGGACGGTATCCGGGATGGCCTGTCGGCTGAGGTGACGATCGAGGAATACACGATCGATAAGACAGGTGACGCCCCTGTCAATCGGGTCACCAGGGCGACGCTTACCGGGGTCGCTTTGACGGCCACCCCGGCTTTCGACGATGCGCGGGTCACGCGTGTCGCGGCATCTGCACATGAAAGGAACACCCCGATGAGGTGCTCGACTTGCGGGTTGGACCACGCGCCGGGCACTCCGTGCGCGACTCCTCCCGCTCCTGCCCCTGCTGTTCTGTCGCAGTTCACGGCGGAGCAGTTGGCCGCGATCGGTCAGGCCGCTGCCGCCGCACTGGCCCCTGCGCCCGTCCCGGCTGCACCGACCCCCGCGCCAGCGCCGGTCCAGTTCTCGGCGGAGGACCTGCAGGCGGCGGTGGCGACCGCAGTGCAGGCTGCGCTGTCGGCTGGTGAGGGTCCAGCCGTGGTCAACCCGCGCCGGACCGCGTCGACCACGGTGACCCGCGCCGAGCTGCCGTACAGGTTCAATGGCCAGCGGGGTGAGCACGACTTCTCGACCGACTTGTTCGCGATGGTGCGGCGGAAGGACGGCGAGGCGCAGGCCCGCGTCCAGGAGTTCATGGAGCAGGTGTTCGCGGACGTGTCGACCGGCGACGTCAACGAGCTGAACCCGACCCGGAACCGGCCGGACCTGTGGGTCGACAACCTGGACTTCACGACCCCGGTGTGGGACGTGATCAACAAGGGGTCGATCACTGACTCCACCCCGTTCACGTTGCCCCAGTTCAACTCCGCATCCGGGTTGGTCGCGGCACATTCAGAGGGTACGGAGCCGACCGGGGGCACCTACACCACGACCGGCCAGACGGTCACTCCCGCGCCGGTGTCGGGCAAGGTCGAGATCACCCGGGAGACCCTCGACCAGGGCGGAAACCCGCAGGTGTCCACCCTAATCTGGGGTGAGATCATCCGCGCCTACAACGAGGCGCTGGAAGTGGCTGCGGTGGCGATGCTTGACGCGCTCACCCCGACGGCGATCGCCCTGAACGGCGTTGACTCGGATCTGGATCAGGACGTCGTCACGAACTTCTCGGCGCTGCAGTACATCCGGGGCGGCGCGCGGTTCCGCGAGCTGTTCGTTGCCTCCGACCTGTTCGCTGCGCTTGCTGGTGCGGTGGATGACAACGGCCGGCGCCTGTATCCGATCATCGTCCCGACAAACACGGGCGGCAGCACGGCGGCTGACTACAGCTTCATCCAGGTCGGCAGTTTGCAGGCGCGGCCTGCTTGGGCCACGGAAGTCGCGAACGGCGGCGATGGGTCCAGCTACCTGTTCAACCGCAGCGACTGCCACGGGTGGGCCTCCCCGCCGCGGAAGCTCGACTTCGAGTACGAGGTGAAATCCGTGTGGCTCGGCGTCTGGGGTTACCAGGTCTGCGCGAACACTCGGCTGGCCGGGGTCCGCGAAATCACGTACACCGCCTGATCCACCGCCCGAGCCAGTCGATCGAGAGCCCAGGAGGGCCCAGCAATGACCAGAGCAACTCGTGCCCGGACTGAGGTCCTCGGCTCTTTCTCTTACCGTGCGGAGGCGCTGCCGCCTGCCACGGGTGTCAGTGAGGACCTGTTCTCCATCGTCGGGCAGGTTCTGATCACCGGGTTTTATGGCTTGGTGACCGCCGCCATCCCCAACGTCTCCCTTGACTTCGATCTCGCCCTGGACCCGGACGATGGAGGGTCTGACGTGGCGCTGGCCACGCTGCTCGCCGTGGATAACGTCGCTTCCGGAACGTGGCTGGTGCTGAATGCTACGACCGGTGGTGCGCTGGTGGCTGGCGTTGACGTCTCGGACGGCATGGTCCTGGCAAAGCCGCTGGCGTTGGAGACCGGTGACATCAAGCTGAACGTTGCTGGTGGTGGCGCGATTGGGACGACTGCCCGGGTTGCGTGGGGTATGACGTGGCTTCCGCTGTCCGCTGACGGGGCTGTCTCGGTCGTCTGAGAGGGCTAGTCATGTCGTCGCGTGCGCTTCGTGCGAGAACGGATGTGCTCGGTCAGCACGTGTATCGGACTGCCGCGTTACCTCCGGCCACCGGTGCCAGTCAGGATCTTTTCAGCACTACCGGTCAGGTCTTGATCACTGGGTTCTATGGGCTGGTCACCGTGGCTATTCCCAACGAGGTGCTGAGCTTCGATCTGGCGCTGGACCCGGATGACGGGTCGTCAGATGTGCCGTTGGCGACGGCGGTGAGCGTTCAGGCGAAGTCGGCCAACACCTGGTTCGCACTGAACACCACCATCGGGGGTGCGCTCACCACTCGCTACCAGGTGATCGGTAATGCGGCGTTGGTGACCCCGCAAGCCCTGGCCACTGGCGACATCAAGCTGAACACGACTGGTGGTGGGGCTATCGGCGCCACGGCTCGTGTGGCCTGGGGCTGTCTGTGGTTGCCCCTGTCCGACGACGGAATTGTTGAGGCTGCCTGATGGCGACGCTACAAGCTGCCGTGTCAGCCGTCCCTGGCGTGACCTGGCTGACGGGGGTGCCGTCGACGCCGTTGGCTGGTCAAGCGTGGGCGGATGATGAAGGTCTGCTCGTCGTCCTGTCGGTGCAGGGTGACCCTGGCGCGCCGTTGGTGG